GGTTAACGCCGGTGGCGATGACGCTTCGACCACGGTTAAGCCCGTTTCAGCCGCAGCCGATCAACAGGCTGTTATTCAGGCTGAGGACGAGGAAGAGGATGATGAAGAGGATGACGAAGAGGAGAAGGCATACCCAATGAAGGAAGAGGATTCCGAAGAGGGTGCTGCTGAGGAACCCGCTGACGATGAAGAGGACACTGAGAAAGCAATGTATGCTCGCATGAAGAAGCAGCTTGAAAGCCTCCAGAAGGAAATCGCTGATTCTAAGGCATCGCTGTCCAAGGCTGTTCAGGTTGAATCTGAGAACCGCCTCCGAAAGATGGGCTTCAAGGAAGAGCGGCGTTTGGTTGCTCCTAAGTCCAAGTCTTTCGGTAAGGACGAAGTAGACATTGTTAAGTCAGCTCCTAAGTCGAAGGATGTTGTCGCAGACCTCGCAAACCTTTCCTACTCAGAGCTGCGCCGCTTACAGCACGCAGTTGAGTTGGGTCAGGTAACACTCTAATTAAATAGGAGGACTTTTTAAAAATGACTACTTCTCTTTCAGAATATTTGGCTCAGGCTAACCGTGGAATGACGCAGAGTCTTCTCGGTTCTGAGTACCTGTCGAAGGCTTTCTCAGGAACGGCTTTCGGCGTTGACGGCGGTGGTTCGGTATCAGGTGATATCTTTACCGCCACTTTTGGTCGCAAGGTATGGGCTGCTCTGAACAACCAGACTCGGTTCTTTAATGCTGTTCCACGTAATGTGTGGGGCAACACCGCTGGTTGGCGTGTCAGGACGGACCGTGGAGCTAACCGATCTCAGCCGATTTCTGAGACCGGCTCACTCCCGACCATCGACGTTTCCAACATTGAGACGGTTTCGTCGCTCCCTCGTATCGTGGGCACGACATTCGCCGCCTCCGTCAAGGCGATGTTTACGTCGCAGCTTGAGGGTGGTGTTGGTGACGTTCTGGCTCTCGAAAACGAGAACGCTCAGATTGACCACATCAAGGAAATGAACCTTGAGTTGACCGCTCCTTCAGCCGCTGTTGCTACCGCTGGTAGCTCCACGACGGTAACAGTTGATGATGGTTCTCGCTTCCGCATCGGTGACAAGCTTGCTCTTGACAACGCCGGTACGCACGAGAACGCAACGGGTGTTGAAATCACGGCTATTTCAGGTAATGTCCTGACCGTTGACTTTACCAACGACCCTGCGGACGGTGACCTTGTTTACATCCACACCCGTGCTGGTCTTACGTCAATTGACGATATCGTGACCATTCACGGCACCAATGTCGGTAGCTCAACGACCGACACCCGTGCAAACGTGTACGGTATTGAATCCACGATCACTGAGAGCCGAACGACTTCAGGTGCTCAGTGGAAGACCGCTGCTTCGGTACAGGGCAACTCTGGTACGGGTCGAGACCTCTCGCTCAACCAGCTTGACACCGCTATCCAGAAGATTCGTACCAATGGTGGTGAGCCAAAGCTTATCGTCATGGGTCACGACCAGTACTTCAAGCTGGAGCGATTGCTCAACTCACAGCAGCGATACCTCGGTCAGGAAGAGTATCAGGTCGGTGTTGGTTCGGAGAAGACCTTCCCCGGTACCCGCACTGGACTGGTTCTGGCTACCTACATGGGTATCCCGATTCTTCCGGATGCAGACACCACGAAGTCGTACAGTGACGCTTCGGGTGCGCTTGGTTCCAACGTCTACGTTCTGGACACCGACTACCTTGAGGTTGCGGTTGCTCAGCCGACGCAGTACATCGAGAACCGTGACTACTTTGCGGCTTCGTCGCTCGTAGTTCGTGGCTTGCTCTACACGATGGCTGAGTTGAGGGCACACCGTTTCGACGTACACGCCAAGATTACAGACCTTAGCGAGTAATCAAAGCGATGATTATGGGCGGGGAGGCTAATCACCTCCCCGCCTTTACACGTATATACGGAGGAAAAATAAATGGCTCTTACAATTACTGCTCCTAATGGTGCTCCTGATGTTACGGGTGTGCCGGGTAACATGAAATATCGAATTGTCCGACTTGCGTTTGACAGTTCATACGCTGCAGGTGGTGAAGCTCTTACGGCAACTACCTTAGGATTTGATACCGTCGCACTTGTTATTGCTCAGTCGGAAGACACTGGTTATGTACCTCAGTACGACTACGCTGGCGAAACTCTTGCTATGTACGAGGCTGGTGCTGATGGTGCGGCTCTTGATGAAGTAACAGCGGCTACCGACCTAACTGGTGTTTACGTTCGCTGCTTGGTCTTTGGTCGGTAATGTCTAACGAGTCAGTGGACTTAAAATTAGGGGTTTATACTGAAAGATTAGACCGCTACATTGAAAGTCAAACCGAATTAAATAAGACGCTGACACAAACATTAAATAGATTAGAGACCGAATTAAGGGAAATAAATGAATGGCGGAATAAAGTTTACGGGGTAAAGACTGGTGTAGTTGCGTTAGCATTATTGGTATCGCATACTGTATTAGTAATAGGTGGGATTACGGGCTTGATTAGTTGGTTGAATAACCGATAGGAGCATAAATAATATGGCAGAATTGATGCATGATGAGTGGCCTTCATGGGAGATTGATCCCAGTACTAGAACGTCTACTCATCCCTATACAAAATACTACCCGTTTAATGTAACTCTGAGTACGGCTAACACGGCTCAGGATTTATTCACGGTAGATAGGGGTAAGGCTGGGGTTAACTTAGTCACCAACCCATCTGTAGAGAGTGCTACAATCTCCATGTTCACTGCTACCGGTTCAAGCATTAGTCGAGACAACACCTATGCTTCCGAAGGTACTTATTCCCTAAAAGTCGTGACTGATAACTCTGCCGCTGGTGAAGGTTTCTACACTACGCAGAGTATCGGTCACGGATCTTCCGGTATACGTGTATTATCTGGACAAGCAGTTGTTCGGGGAGATGCTGTTCCTAGTGGCTCAGTTCAAATTGTAATTGAAGATTCTAGCGGGACTACGCTAGCTACCGGCAATACGGTAACACTTGATGGCACTTTCCAGCAACTGCAAGTCCAGTACGTAATACCAAATAACACGCTGCAGACAACAGCTTATGTTAAAATTGTAACAGACACTAATCAGTCTACTACTTTCTATGCCGACAAAATCCATAATGAAATTCGTACCGATTCAACCTACTCTTCATACATTGATGGAGATCAGGGTAGGAACTACTCATGGGTAGGCACACAAGATGCTTCAATTTCCAAGAAGAAAGTAGATTCCGTTGTTATTAGAGGTATTAGATTAAACACCTCGCACAATACTTATCTTGCGTTTGACTGTGATGCTTCCTCATCTACAGGCATCTACATTAAAGCTCCTACAGCCGATCAGCCACAGACCGGCTTCTTTGAGACTAACTTCCCAATTGACTTCCGTGAGAAGATTAGTTTCGTTAATGCTTCAGGTTCAGACACACCGAATGTTTATGGTGTGATATGGGGGATTCATCAAGCCTAATGGAAACTACTAACGTAGCATATAAACAGTGGTTGGAAGAATCAGAAGAATCTATTATCGTTCTGGATAAAGCGGCGGAGAATAAAGGTGGCAGAGTAACGATAGACGATATTCAGGATTCGCTTGCTGAGTATCGTAGATTATTTAAAGCCGGTCTCGCTTCTCCCGCTGAGATTCTAACTCTTTACAGAGCTTTCCCTGAAATCTCAAAATATGCTGAAGTAGTAGAACTCCTAGATTTAAACGGTGAGGGTGAGCCTATTGTTGTTGGTGGACCAGCATCTGTTGAATTAGTAGACAGAGAAGGTCACCTCATTACCATGTCCGCATTAGACCAAGCATTTGAGCGATACATGAATAATTTTAGAGCTAGAAATGTTATGGTCATGCATTCCGATGTACAGGTAGGTCATGCGCTTCCCGCTTTCATTTCTAAAGCAGGTCAGATTTTTAAGAGCGGCGTAGAAGGTAATGGATTGTTCTTTATCGCTGAGCTACGCAATGATACTAAAATAGGATTAAAGGTAGCCGATCAGGTTCGTGAGGGTAAGATGCGTTCTTACTCCATCGCTGGCAGTGCTACTAAAACACAGAATATTACTAAGGGTGCTAACACAATAATGCAGGTAGACCAGCTAGAATTAGCTGAAGTTACAATCTGTGAGAAGGGTGTTAACCAAGGTGCTCATTTCGAGCTTATGAAAGCTGAGCAATCTGTTCCAGCATCTCGTCCCGGTTCATTCTTTACCGTAGTATCTAAAGCAGATATTCCATCTTTCACTGAGATATTTACAGCTTGGTTTAATAAAGCTAATCTTATTGAGGATTTAGATAAAAAGCAACTCGCTGTTCTAATGAATGAAAATGCTAGACAGCTTCAGCATCGTGGTCTGCTTAACCAGCTTGGCTTCCCTGAGGAAGTTGACTTGGAAAGATCTCGCTATGCTCCGGTCACATATGATGAACCCGGTAACCTTGTGTCCCCCGTAATTGTTAACGAGGCAGGACAGGAACTAGGTGACCCCAACATGGAGGAAATGCGTAAGGCGGTCAACGACTTTAAGGCGTGGATGCGTAAGGAAGAAGAAGGGGGTATGGCTAAAACTCAGCTAGACCGAATCTCTGACCTAGCCGACATGCTCCACGAGTTAATTGATGAGGATGATGACCTTCCCGGCTGGGTTCAAAATAAGATTTCTGATACGCTCCATAACATGGAAGCCTCCGTCACCAACCTTAAATATGAAGACAAACAGGACAAAGGTCTTGTAAAAGACTTCTTTAAGTGGATGGACGATGTACGATAACTGGTCAGATTCCATAGAGATTTTTTCAAATATATTGAAGAAATCTTCAGCGGAGAAGGCCAACAAGACCCTCTGGAGTAGTATAGTATCCTCCGTAAAATCGGGAAATAAAGGTGGTAAGGCTGGTCAGTGGTCTGCTCGTAAAGCTCAACTAGCTGTTCAGCGATATAAGAAAGCTGGCGGGCGATACAAAGGAAAGGCATCAGGCAAGACTAGTTTAGATAAATGGACAAAACAAGATTGGGGTACCAAATCGGGTAAGCCCAGCGTTCAAGGTTCAAAAGCTACAGGAGAAAGATACTTACCCAAGAAAGCTCGACAGAAGTTATCTCCCCAAGAATACGGAGCTACCACACGAGCTAAGCGGCGGGATTTAAAAGCAGGTAAACAATTCTCTAGTCAGCCTAAACGAATCGCATCTAAAACTAAATCCGCACGACAGTCCTAGTATAATATAAAAAACTAGTGCATGTTCTCTAGAAGGAGCGAGGGGATATGTGGAAAGGTATACCGATGGCAAAGATAAGACCGCAGATCATGATGGGGCTTCTAGTATTAGGGTCTACCACGATATATGCTATACACTTAGGAATCGAATCTGTAGCAACCGCCACCATAGGTGGTATTATTGCTCTTTCAATGAAAATTCTCGAAGGCGACTAAATGTCAGATTATGACTCCTTTGATAAAACTTTCTGCGAATGTCAGGTAGACGAAGACTATTCCTGTTTTTATGATCCTGAAGATTGTGAATGCGATTGCGGTTGCATTGATTGTTTTGAGGCTGCATAATTTCTCCCGCTCTATCCCCCATTCAAGTATAATATAGTAGGACACTAGTTTAAGGAGGAATGCCTTATGCAATGTTCAACTGAGTGTAAGTGTGGTGGAAACTGCGCTTGCAAAAACAAACGGTAAGGAGGACCTGTGTGAAAGGACTTATAGCCAGAATTACAGTTATTGCTCCCCTTGTGGTTGCAGTGATTGTAGCTATCGTCATGGACTTTGTTGATGATCTATTAGGAATTTTTACAGCCATTAAGGATGGAAAAATTACCTTGGAAGAACAAGAGGCGATTGACAAGCGGAGGTCTAACCGACGCTGGACCGCTCTAAGAGCACTAGCTGGAAAGGCTCCATTCTTTACAGTTGAATAGAGAGGAGGTGATCCTCGTCTAAGAAGAGACCCCCAGTAATCCGGGGGTCTTTTCTTTTATAAGGAAACAAGGAAAGAAACTAGTCTTTGCCTTTTTCCCACACATCCGCAACCGACTTGGCTCCATCCTTCTTTACTCTGAAGTTGGGTGTTTGAGCGTGACAGTTGGGGCAGAGTAGACGAAGATTTTCTAATCTGTTATCATTAGAGTCACCGTTGCGGTGGTCGAGTTCCAAAGGAATGGGTTGACCAAACCAAGCTTCCATGGTACACTCAGAACAACACGGGTCTAGAATATTCTCCCCTAGTAGTCGAATCTTCAGCTTGTCCGACTGCATGGGGTATTTATTAGATAGGTAATCTTCGATTGGCCTAGTCTTTTCTAGATGCGTATCCAGATCATACTTAGTTAGATGATGAGGTGGAACCCCAGCCTTTCTTATTGACTTTCTGATTTGCATACTGTAGAATCCTCCTAAAGGAGTTTAAAATGTTAGTCACAGACTATCTTAAGTTTTTCATTGTCTTGGTTGGTATTTCGGTAATTCCCGTAGGTCTGAAAACCGTATGGGATTGGCTTTTTCTTTTATTTATTGCGGGTTATGCCTTATACTACGTTCTAAAAGAAGAAGAGGTTTTGTAAACAGTTTGATAGTATATTATACTGATTATCTGGTATAATATAGTAAGGACTACTTAAAGTAAGTGGAATAAAAATGGATAAGTGGGAAAAACGAGATAATAAATTAAATAAGCGGCGTTCCATAAAGAATATGAATGCTGTACATAAAGACGAAATTCATAAAGATAAAAAAACTGAAGCCGATAAATACAGGCGTGAATTGACAAAGTTAATGAAAGCGATGGGTTTAGATGAAGAGGATGCTAACTAGACTTCTACATACTTTTACGCCTGTAAGTTGTAAAGTAACAATAGTGGTGGTAGAGCCAAGTTCGACCGTGAGAAGATTGGAGTGTTACTACTGCGGAAAGGTAATCAAGCGTGTCTACACCTAATCATAATGAGCATAATGAGCCTGATGACCATGACCGAGGCCACGACCCGTACGCCCCACATGGAATTCCCATAAGCGATGAAGAGACACATTTAATCACCCTGTCATTGCATGAGTTGTTATATATTGATGACCACAGTACGCTTTTAATTAACCAAGATGATTATGAAGGAAGCATGACTCTAAGACCTCCTCTTCCAATGGTGGGGCTTCCATGCGATATGGCCTTTATTAAAAAGATAGGTGAGGCTCTACTAAAGGCTTTCGCTGACCCCGGAAGAGATGTAGATGTTCTTTTAGCAGATAGTCATTTATTCTTAATTAGAGAAATGGCTCTTACTCACGCTACCTTAGGTAATAGTAAGGTGGGCATCTCCCTTAAAAGAAAGATATATGAAAAACTTCTTTCACAGTCTGAGGCTGATAAAACTGTTGCCTCATTATTGGATAGCTTAGACATAGATTTCGGAGACTCAAATGAACCTAAATTGGGACTTGACTAACGTAGAAAATTCAGATAAGATGTGCTGGACACAACAGGAAGACGGTAAGTTTAAACTAAATGATGTAACAGAGTTTATAATTAACTTGACCGCCTTCGTTGGAATAAATCAAATTTCTAAAAATAACTGTAAAGATTTTGTACGGAGAGCATACATACTAAAGCATGTAGGGTTTCCTGTACCTGATGAGGTTACACCTGCTATAATAGAATCTCACATAGGATTGCAGACATCTGCATCCACTATGGACTATCGTACTTTTAAGAATAAAGTTTTTGATTCTCTTGAGGAAGCTGTAGTAACACAGCTTAAGGCAACAGCTTAAACTTGTTAAAATGTAAATCTTGTAAAGCAGATGTGTTCAAACCAGTCTGGTTATCTCAGGCCGGTTTGTGCATACGATGTTGGATGATGCCCTCATGGTTACACCCGAAACACTAATAATTTTTATCTTTATTGTGACTGCTGGATTCTTTTTGCTTAGGATAAAAGGCGAATAATGGACACAGACTTTAAACAAGATGTAAAATTTTACATCACTCGTATCACAGAAGAGAATAATCAACTACGAGCCGAGATGCAGTTATTAAGACAAAAGCTTGATCGTATGATAGGGATGGGTTTTATTGCCTTAGTTATTGTAGTGATACTGGAGATAGTAATACTAAAATGATTAGATTCTTAAATGTTTGTGACCATGGAATTAACCTATTGGATGAGTGCCTTAAGTGCGGGAGGAAACCTAAATGGTAAGACGCTGTGATGCTCCAGCAACAATACAGGTGAAACTAACAGGGTTTAAGGCTTGTGATAAACATTTTAGTATCCTAGAAATTTATGATTATGACACCATTTCCTCTGGAAAATGTGACGTACCATTACATAAGACTTATGTAGAAGATACGTCATCTTCCCCTTACATGCACGTACATTCTGATGTTACCGGTAATGAGTTTAGAACCGATAGTTGACATCTCTTCGCTAATGACGTACTCTGTATAAGTAGTCAGAATTCCCAAGTAGCTCAGCGGTAGAGCAGCTGACTGTTAATCAGCGGGTCACAGGTTCGAATCCTGTCTTGGGAGCCATTGGGGATGTGGCGGAATCGGTATACGCAACACACTTAAAATGTGTCGCCGTTAGGCTTGTGGGTTCGAGTCCCACCTTCCCCACCAATTTTAATAAGTAGGTTAGAAATAATTCTTGAGTAAGAAATACAAAACAACTTGTGCTTTGGGGGGACTCAAGCATGAGTGGATAATAGACCAACAGCCTTTGAGGTTAGTGTACGAACACCCAACTTATTTTTTATTGCTGACTTGGCATTGTCAGTTTTGTTCTGCTACAATTACAGGTAAACACAAGCGACCTCGCCCTTATGTCGATAAGGCGAGGGCTTACAGGTACGGAGATTAAAGATGCAAACCTTTCTACCATACGCCGACGCTAAGCGGTCAGCACAAGTTTTAGATTACCGTAGATTAGGTAAACAGCGGGTAGAAGCTTTTCAGATTTACAAAATAGTTTCGGGCGAGCGAAGTAAAGGTGGTTGGATTAACCACCCCGCTGTTATAATGTGGCGAGGTTATAAAGATGCTCTAGCGGTCTACCACAACACCATGATTGACGAATGGGTTGCTAGAGGCTACAATAACACTATGGCTAAGCTTCCCGTATGGAAGGTAGAACTACCACCTTGGTGGGGGGATGAAGAAGTACATGCATCCCACAGGTCAAACCTTTTACGGAAGGACGCAGCATTTTATAGCCAGTATGGATGGACTGAACCGGATAATCTCCCATATGTATGGAAAACTTATTAAAGTAAGTCTAATCAGCTTATTTCATATGGTAGGCTTATTACTTACAGTCTTAGTTTTTTATTGAGAGATATAAATGAGAGTAGGCTATATTCCAGACCATTTCTATATGCAAAAGATTAAGGCTTTTCGATGTTGGATAATACACCCTGCTGGATTTTTCCAACTATAGATACACCAGCCAAAGTGATATCTGAAAACCCTAATGATTTGTTGACAGCCATTGACTGGCGTAATACACTATACTTAGTGTCAACCAACTCGTTGACCTACGCAGACTACACTATAGAGGTACAGTGACATGGGTTATCAATTTACATTAACTTTCAATGTAGACACTGAGGAAGAGTATGAACAGTGGCTATCTGACATTGAAGAATTTGATGCTAACGGGGCATTCCCGTGTGGTTACTCAGTCCAAACCAGTATAAATTTCACAGTTTTAAGATCCATTCTGAAGTAGTAGACAATTAAGGAGTCTGGGATGGCAAAGTTTCATGTGACCGATACTTGGACAGCTTCACGGCTATATGAGGTTGAAGCAGCATCAGAAGATGAGGCAATGAAGATTATTGAAGATGAGGCTGATTTCGACGTTGAGGCTGAACAGTCGGGAGCAACCTTTCGTGAAATCCGACGCAAGCGAGTATGCCTTGACAGGTATCAACAAGTACTACCTTAGTAGCCAGTAATGAATACAGTACACAACATCGGATGCCTGTGCTTCAAGTGTGTCTCCGCTCGTTATATAGAGGGAGTTCATTGTGGGAGTTGCATGGCTGTGCAAATTCAAGTAGAATCTACAGAACAGTGTTTGGAATGTTTTCTAAAGTACGCACAGGAGAATTTGATACGAAATGCCTAGTCGTGGATTTACACATGAGTCTACATACAATGAGTCAAAGGAGTGGTACACGCCACCGACGCTGTTTGAGCAACTGAATATAGACTTTGACCTTGACCCATGCGCTCCCCCAAAGGGTGGGTTCAGAACTGTTCCCGCTAAGAGGTTCATCACGTTTGAGCAGAACGGACTTCTTACTCCGTGGGATACAACTGATAACGTGTTTATGAATCCCCCTTACGGCTTAGACACCCCTGTATGGCTTAGTAAATTAGCTACCCATGCTCAATCCGGTGGTAGAGGAATCGCCCTTGTGTTTGCTAGAACCGACACAAAGTGGTTTCACGAAATCGTTAGGTACTCTAATGCGATTGCTTTCTTCAAAGGCAGACTTCAATTCTTGAAGCCCGATGGGACTAAAGGTAATTCGGGTGCGGGTGCGGGTTCTATGTTAGTTGTGTGGGGTCACGACAATAGGGAACGGGTTGAACAGGCGTTCAACAAACATCGGCTTGGACTTGTGACGAGTTTCTGGGGATGACGCAAAAATGTGTTACACTAGATACGCACAAGAGAACTATGTCAGAAAATAGACTAATCTGTTTTTATTGTAGTCACCCCGCTGTTCTACTGGAGAATGAACTCTTGTGCGGCGGGTGCTACATAGGAAAGCACATCCTAAGGAAGTTAAACTAAAATGGAATATAAATGCCATTTCTGTCTAGTTAAATTTAAGACTAGTAAACACTTGCTTCAACATCGTTTGCGTGCTACACTATGTAGACCAAGGTAGAAAACACGAGAGGTACAAAAGATGTTCACCATATTCTTCGATGACCCAAATGAAACAGCCCACGAATGGCATGACCGCATATTTGGCGCTGAAATCATGGCAATAATGCGCGCTAAAGTTGGTGAGCCAAGCGAGGTTATCAATACGGGTGGCGGTTCCATGGTTGCTGTCTACACGCTCGCTGATAACACCATCATCACACTTAATGAGGAGTGTGCAGTGCATCACCGTGATATTGAGGAGTTCTGGTGCGAGGACGGTGAGTATTCTGAGTATTCAGAAATTGGTTCGGTCGGATTTTGGGATGATTCGCCATATAGGAAAGCACATCATGGCGTGGCGTGGGATGACGCA